GTTGTGCTCGACGTCGTGGCGGGCGACCGCGCCGAGCATCCGCGCCATCATCCGACCGGACGCGGTCGACAGGTCGAGGTCGCCCGCCTTCACCGTGTGCGTGGCGACGTTGCGCGGCTCGCACGCGCCGATGTAGGACTCCAGCTCGGCTGGCGCCCGGTGGAGTCGATCGGTGTGCCAGGCCACGACGACATCAACCGTGCCCGCCGCGATCGCGTCGAGCATCGCGCGGTAGCCGGGCCGAGGCTTGCCCGAGTAGGCGCTGAGGTCGTTGTCGCGGAACACTTCGGCGACGCTCCATCCGCGCCCGGCGACAAGGTCACGGCACTCAGCTTCTTGGCGCTCGACACCGAGGCCGGCGCCTTCCCGGTCGCGGGAGATGCGAACGTAGATGGCTGCGCGCTTGCGTCGGGGCGTCATGTCTAGACACGGTACGGCCTCGTCTTTGCTGTGTCAAAGGATGAATAACGACACGTTTAATCGTGCCGCCTACAGGTAGGATCGCCGCCGCTGGTCGTAGAGGCTCCAAGCCTTCTCGACCATCGCGGCGGTCAAGGCGGTCATCAGGACCAGGCCGCCGACCGGGGCAGACGCGTTGGCCTCAATGACGTTGCCCCTAGTCCGGATGTCTGCGCGCTCCATCATCGCGATCGACACGGGCTGGTCGCCGTGGGCCAACGCACTGCACACCTTCCATACGGCGGCTGCGGTGGTCGGTCCATACGCCATTGACTTCCCAGCCTCGGCCACGATGTCTTCGTAGCCTGGCCTGTTCCTCCGGTGGACGACATCGTCTTCCGGGATCCCGTACTTGGTCGCGATCTTGCGGAGGTCGTCAAGACGTTCTTCGAGCGTCCGAGGGCTGGTCGAACCAATGAGGACATTGAGTCCTTCAAGGTTGCGGGTCTCGGCCGCCGCGAGGCGAAGACGCCTGCGAATTCGCTCCTCGCGAGAATGGGGCGACAGCAGCCAAACCGTCTTGGACGCGTTCTCGATCGCGGCTCGAATCAGTGCGAACGGGGAGTACATGTGAAGTACGCCGGCACTCGCGATCATCGTTCGCAGCGTGTGCAGATGGTCAACCGCGTGCGAGAAGCCGCTCCATGCGGTGTGACTGATGTAGTACGGATCGGTCTTCCGATCGTCGCCGATCAAGGAGCTACCGGCGTCAACCCTGCCGACTTCCCCGTCGCTACCGACAATTTCTAGCCATCGGTCGAGCTGCGTCAGCTCATTCACGATGGCTAGAGGGTTCTGAACCTGCGTTATCGCCACCGGCGCAATCTACGCGGCAGCCGTCGTGGACGACCATCGATTTGTTGCGTATGCGCTATTTCGGCCGGTCGGGGAGCTTCGCCCCCGGCTCCCGCAGGTACCAGGCCACGAACGCTCGCAGCAGCGTGCCGCGGTCCACGCCGGCCGCCGCAGCGGCCTCACCGAACTTGATCCACAGGTTCTCGGCCAGCCGGAACGCGCGCATCGGCGTCCCGCGTCCTGGCATGCCTTCAGGGTGTAGGACACCCACGGGGTTGACGTGAGCGCCGGTGTAATACACCCTGTTGAGCTATCCGGGTGTAATACACCCAGACGCTCAGAGTGGCGGTCGGCTGGCATGAGGCCCCGGCCGCCACGATCGTCTATGAGGAGAGAAGCGTGACCTACCCCCAGCCCAAGAAGTCGAGCACGGGACTGATCATCGGCGTCATGGTGGCCACGGCCACCGTGCTGTGCGGCGGCATCCTGGTGCTCGGCGCGCTCGTGTCGAACCGCGACGGACAGTCGACCACCAGCAGCGGGGACTTCAACGAGGGCACCGACGAGGCCGATCAGCCGAGGTCCGCCAAGCTCAACCAGTCAGCCCGTGACGGGAAGTTCGAGTTCACCGTGACGAGGGTGCAGTGCGGGATCGCGCAGGTTGGCGGCGACTATCTCAACGAAAGGGCGCAGGGCCAGTTCTGCAAGGTGTTCGTGACGGTCAAGAACATCGGCGACGAGGCGAGGACGTTCTCCGCCTCCAATCAGTACGCGTACAACGCGGCGGGTGCGCGCTACGACGCTGACGGCGCGGCGGCCTTCTACCTGGGCGAGGACTCGAACGCGTTCTTGGAGGGCATCAACCCCGGCAACTCGGTCAAGGGCATCCTGCTGTTCGACATTCCGAAGAACGCGAAGATCGTGCGGCTGGAGCTGCACGACTCGCCGTTCTCTGGCGGCGTCATGGTCAGCGTCTAATGAAGCCCTACCGCCCCCACCTCCACATCATGGTGCTGGGCTACGTGGTGATGGCCGGGATGCTCGTCCTGGCCATCGCCGCCCCGTTCGCCATCTTCGGCTGATCGAACGATCGCAAGGTCAACAAAGAAAGCTACATCCGTCGATGGAAACGATCGCGAGCGATCACGCCGCCTCGTACATCGCACTCCACGACAGGCGATCGCCGGTTGCCCACGTGAATGGGACTGTCGCCGAGAAGGCGCCGAGATCGCCATTGACGTCGTGCGGGCGCAGCGTGGTCGTCGACGCCTCCCAGCCAACACCCTGCCGGGCCGTACCGGCTGAGTTGTCTCGGGCGAAACCAGACGCGGACCAGCCGCTGTTCAGGGCCGTGACGGGCAGGTTGATGTCCCACGTGCCGGTGCCGTACGTCGTGCTCGAACCCATCACGATGACGCCGCTGTAGATCACCAGTTTGCCGATCTGGATGTAGCGCGCGGTGATCGACCCGTTCACGATGGCCGGGTTCGTGGTGGCACCGATCCACTGGAAACCGGAGAACGTCTGCCAGACGCCGGTCAGGTTCTCGTACGCGTCGAAGTCCGACGCGACCAGCTCGTGGCCGACCGGCAGTGAAACCGGGGATGTCATGGTTCACCTTCCAATGGTTGCCGTCCGCCACGGCTTCACCGTGGCGCCGAACGAGTGGGACTTGACGATGCCGTTCACCGAGCGCGCGGACACGGTGAACGTCTGCGGGCTCGACGCGCCCGAGATGCCGGACAACCTGATCCGCTCGCCGCCGATGCTCACGTCCATCGGGAACGCGCCGCCGTCCGTGGTCCAAAGCCCGTCCGCGCCCGTGCTGACCGACAGCGACGTGTCGTCGGAGTCGATGCCGCTGGCCAGGGTGGCGGTGTTCGTGCCGACGCGGGGCGTGTCTTCCGGGTCGGCCGTGTCGGAGACGATCGCAACCCGGTATGGACCGGCGGGCGTGGCGTTGGTCTCGATGGTCCAGCGGTGCGACTCGATGGTCTCCGTGAACCCCTGCACGTGCTGGTCCACCGTGTCCGGCGACAACGCCAACGGCATGCTGGTGATGAGCAGCCGGTCGCCGATGTCCAAGCCGGCCGCGTCTGTCGCTAGCGCGGCCTTCCCGTCCGCGTCCATCGCGGTGAGGTCCATCGTGACGACCGGGAAGCGTGCCTCATCCCATGTCCCCACATGCCGAACCCAGTGCGCGGCGGGCTCGCAGTCGGTGTCCGACTCCAACGTCAGCGTCACGTCCTTCTGGTACCGACCTACGCCCTGCGGGTCGTCGGCCGGAAGCTGCACGTTGAGCCGACCGGTCTCCTGCACGGCACGCGCGGACGAGCCACCGGTACGGGTCACGGTCACGTCGTTGACCAGTTGGTCGGTGTCCTCAACCGGCTCAAGGGGCGGGGCAACCTCGCCGCCAGCCGCGTAGTCGAGCGTGATTGCCGCGTCCTGGTTGTAGAGGTCGGCGCGGGTGCGGTAGCCGAAGCCGAGCGTGTCCCGCTGCTCGAACAGGATGCCGCCGTCAGCGTCCGCGGCGGCCAGGAGGATCTCCATGATCGTGCCTGGCAGCTGCGGGCCGAGTGGCTGGGACGACGCCGCGTCCCCGACGATGGTGATGGGAATGCCGGCCTCGGTGCACACTCGCTCGATCCGGTCGGCTGCGGTCTCGCCGACGTGCGCAGCGGCAGCGGTCGCTGTGTCGACGGGCGGGGACACGCCGTGCCAGAACGTCACGTGGCCGATGCCGGTGGCCTGGTCCTCCAACGGTTCGCCGAGGTTGCCCAGCTGCACGTAGACGCTCGTTGGCCGGTTCACCGTGCCGGCCGGTGAGGCCGAGTCGACCAGCACGCCGTCCACATACTCGTCGATGAGGATGTTTCCGCCAGACTGCTGCACCGTGAACCGGTAGTGATGCGCACGGCCATCCTGCGCCGCTGTGGGGCTGTTGGACACGGTGCCGAGGCCGGCGCCGTCAATCTCGCCGAACGCGCAGTACATGTCAGGGCCGGTGGCTGTGTTGAACGATGCCGGGGTGTTGCCGGGCGCGAACCACCACACGGCCTGGCCCGGCGATGCCGACGGGTTGTTGTCGAACCGGGCCACGAACTCCACGGTGTAACCGGTGGCCGCGTTGAACAGCCCGTCGTCTGGGATGGTGGCCCGCAGCGTCCCGCCGGTGCGGAAGTCGGGTACCGGCGATGACCCTGCTCCAGCCTCACCACGACCGAACGACGCCCCGGCAACGGTCTGAGTTAGTGCGGGGACGCCGGGAACCGGTGAGAGCAGCACATCACCCACAGCGGTGTCGCCGGCCGCCTTCGACTCCATCGGCCAGTACGCCAGCGGCTGGGTCGAGCTGAACTCGACCGCCCGGCGCAGCGCGGACCAGGCTGGGCCGGCCGTGCCCGGCGCGAAGAGTCGACGGGTGATGCCGTTGGCCAGGACCGGCACCCACACGTCGTTGCCCTTTACGTTGGATCGCTGCGGCCACGACTCGACCTCGCCGATGAACCGAACATCGCTGTCCACGCGCACCCGCAGCGGCGTGTTCCGCCCGATCAATCCGTACAGTGTGCTCATCGGATTGCGCGGGCTAAGGTCCCCGCTGCGGTTGTCCAGCGACAGCGAGCACGACGCTGGCGCGAGCTGCGACGACTCGTTGGCCCTCCCACGGGTGATACGGATCGGGTCGCGCGTGTACGCGGCGACCTGGTGCCAGTCACCGGAGTAGAACAGCTCAACAACCACGTCGACCTTGGCCACGGCTACCGTCCGAGCACCGTTTGGACGTTGCCACCGCGAGCCTTGATGGCGTGGCTGAGGATCTCGACGAGAAGGTCATCAACGCGGGCGCCGCTGGACCGTAGCTCAATCACGGTGTGAGCGGACGCGCCAGCGGGCGTGACCCGCTCACCGGCCTGGAGTAACGCCAGCATCTCGGTGCCGGGCGCGCCGGGAGCCACGCCACCGGCGTGGAACTTCGGCAGTTGGGGAGCGCTGATCGTGGAGCCGCCGATGAACGGCACCCAGCCGGGAACAGTCCAGGACAGCGAGCCGATCGTGTTGTTCCACGCGTCGGCGATGAAGTTGAACGCGGCCCGGAACGGGGCGGTGATGAACCCGGCCACCGACTTGAACACCGAGCCGATCTTCTCGGGCAGAGCCTTCAGCCAGTCCCACACGGCGCTGGCGGCCTTCTTGATGCCGCCCCATGCGGCGCGCCACAAGTCCTGAAACCAGGTCGTCTTGGTGGCGATGAGGACGATGATCGCGACGAGCGCGGCCACCGCGACAATGATCAGACCGATCGGGTTCGCGGTCAGGGCCGCGTTCAGCAACCACTGCACGCCGGTCCACGCGATCGTTGCGGCGCGGACGGTGCCCGTCGCGATGGCATGCCCGACCAGGGCCGCCTTCTGCGCGACGAACGCCGCGCCCGACTTGGCCAACGGGATCAGCAGATCACCGAACGCGCCCGACAGATCGGCGACGGCTGCGCCAGCGGTAAGGAACGTCTCAGCCGAGAAGTCGCCGCGCAGGATCGCGCCACCGGCCTTCATCGCATCCGTGGAGCCGGTGATGGCGTCCCGGAGTCCACGCCCGGCCTTCTCAAACGACCCAGCCGCCTTGTCGGCCTTGTCGAAGCTGTCGCTGGCTTTGGCGACGTCCCCGCCCATGGTCTGCGCGGCCTGACCAACGTTGCTGAACGCCTTCTCCAGCTGGGTCGAGTCGCCGGCCAGGGTGAGCGTGACCTGGTTCTTGCCGGCCATCAGTCCACCTCGATCCCGGCCTGCTGGGCGACGTCGAGCAGCGCCCGCTGGAGCACTTCGGCGAACTCCTTGCCCCGCTCCTCGTAGGCGGCGAAGATGTACCGGCCCTGCTTGAGGAACGGGCGGCTGACACTCCGACCGCGGCCAACGCGTCCGCCGAAGTCAAGCCACGGGTAATAGGGCACCCGGGTTCCGCCGCCGGACACCCGCACCTGCGTACGCGTGGACCGGGCCTTGATGCTGGCCGCCGCTCGACCGCTGCGCTTAGGAACGCGGGGACGGGCGTAGCCCACGATGATGTCCGCGGCCTCGTTGAGCGCGATCCGCAGCGCCTTCGGCAGGTCGCTATCGAGCCTCTTGAGGTTGCGCGAGAACTCGGCTAGGCCGTCGATCTTGATGGGCTCGATCACGGGCCACCGCCGATCAGGGCAGCCAGCGACGCCAGGCCCGATGTGGCGCCAGCGCTGCCAAGGCCAAGCCCGACGTAGACGAACTTCTCAAGCCTGCGAATCCTGGCTTCGTGGTCCTCAGACATCTTGTCCAACTTGGACTCAATGCGAACGAGGGCGCGGGCCAGTTCGGCGTTCGTGACGTCCTCCAACCCGCTCACTTCCCTCCGGCCTTCAGCCGCTCCAGCTCTTCCCTCTGCGCCTTGCGGGCGTAGTAGACGCCCCACCGAAGGAACTCGTCACTGCTCATCTCCGACCGGAGCCGAGCCACCGTCATCCCCAGCTTCTGAGCCAGGAAGAACTCGAAACTCGGCATCCGGGTTAGCCTCGAACTCCTTCACCGCCTCCTTGGCCGACTCCGGCGCCATGCCGGACAGCTGGGCGATACGCGTGGACACCAGCTCGATCTCGCCCGCCGCGGACGCCCGCTGCCACTGCCCCGCCTCGGCCTCAGTGAGTGGTGGGTCGACCATGCCGAGGGCGAGGATGCGACGCTCAGTTGCCTCAGGACCCTTGGCGGCCTGGACGTGCAGGGCCTCAATCCGGCTGAGACCACGCACGCGGACGACGCCAACACCTGGAACGTCAACATTCGCCTCGGGCAGCCGAGGCTTGAACAACAGCTCCTTGTCCACGACGCCCCCTACGCGCCCTGCGGCGTGGAGTCGACATCGTCGGACAGCTGGAACTCGCACGTCCACGTCACCATGTCCGCGACCGGATTGGTCTCGACGTAGGACGTGATCAGCACATCCACTGTGTCCTGCGGCAGGCTGGAGCCTGTGCCCTCAGGCCGGCGAACCAGCGCAACCACGGTCCCGATCAGCGGCTCAAGGACCTCGCGCGGACCGGTGGCGCCGTTGTCGTAGATGCCGCCCATCGACGCCGTGCCGTTGAGCAGCCCGCCCTGGAACACGTGGCTGTTCTTGCCGTACGTGGTCACGTCGTGGCTGTCGGCCGTGCGGGTCAGCGTGCTGGTGTTGGTGAACGCCGACAGGTCATCCCCGTCCACGCTGATGTACGTGTTCTTCCCGTGTACGAAAGCCATCTCAGCTCCCTGCTCCTGCAATATCCAGATCGAAGATCGCGGCCACGTATTCGGTACCGGCGACAGTCACGGACTCGAACTCGACGCCGGTCACGCGGACGGTGTGGAAAGCGGTGTACGTGCCGGACTCCAGCACCGCCTTGACGCTGGACGCGCCAGAGCCGGCGCAGTACGCGGCCAGCCGAGCCCGGGACGTCCGGTCAACAACCCGGTCGACCAGGAGCCACACCGGCATCGTCATCCGGTCCATGCCCCGGCCGTAGGTCTCGTCGAAAGTGATGGCCTCGGGGTAGGAGACGATCGCGGCCGGAGGCTGCACGTCGTCCGGCGGGTAGGCGAAGCACCGCAGCCCGCTGATGGTGTCCAGCTGGGCCGCCACCTCGTCCATAACGTCGTTGAGGTCCATCAGGCCGACCCCCACCAACGGATGTACGGGCCGAGTGCCACGGCCACATCAGCGTCGACCTTCGCCAACAGCCGCAACTCACTGCCAAGGTCCGGGGACCCCGCGATGCCGAACGGCGACTTCCGGCGGGAGAAGATGCGGCTGGCCTGCAACAGGGTCGCCTGCTCCACCGTGTCCGGCACCGCCGTCCAACCCCACAGCGCGGTGATGGCGACCTCGTCCACGCCACCGGTCGGGGTGTGCGTGGACGTGGGGCGCACGACGAGCTGGGTCCACGGCCGTCCGGTTTGGGCCGCGTTCCGTGGCTCCAGCGTGTAGTCGTCGATCGCGCCCAGGTCGTTGCCGTCCACATCCTGCACCCGTGGGTCCAGGTTGGTGACCGTCATCAGGTCGTCGATGTCAACCACCCATCGGCAGCGTCGCCGGTCCCAGCGGGCCGTGTAGAACCGCTGCTGAGCCGGCGACACCGACCCGAACTGCCGATTGGTGTGGCGGTCCACCGCCCGTGACGCGGCTTCGATGGCAAGGGCGAGGTACGCGTCATCAGCGGAGTCGCTGATGTTGACGAACCCCTTAAGGTCCGTCGTCTGCACGTACGCGGGAGCCCAAGCCATCGAAGCCGTCCGTCACATAACCCGCG